GATCCAGGAGCCGGAAAGATCGCGTTTAATCATGGAACTCTTTCAAGTGTTTCGGTTTTGTACGTCGATGATGCTGATGATGCTGGTGCGGATATATCAACATTTGTTCAAAGCTGGGATGATGTAACAAACACAGTTGCTAAAGGATATGTTCAAATAACGAAAGAGGGAACAACCGGAACCTATGCTTTATTTAAGGTAAGCGGTGCGGTTACTGATGCTTCTGGATATAATAAAGTTGCCGTAACACACGTTGTTAGTAACGGATCATTTTCTAATGAAGATGGTGTTGGTGTTCAGTTTGTCCAATCTGGTGCTGACTCCGATATGACCAGCTTTACTTTGGCTGGAACGTCTGGATCGAGCCAGACAATTACGAATGGTAACACAGTTACGATAGCAGCTGGAACCAACATTACAACAACCGGTGGATCAACAGATACAGTAACGATTGCTTGTACGCTCGACGATCCAATAGCTATGTCCATTGCATTAGGAGGATAAAATATGGCAAATACTTTCAAGGTCGTATCGCATGATGTCATGCCGGCATCAGCTGGTACACCAGAGGATCTCTACACTACACCAGGGAGTACGACGACAATCGTATTAGGTCTGGTATTGTGTAACGTACACACGGCACAAGTAACTGCTGACGTTAAACTTGTAAGTGATACAAGTGGAGGTGGTCGAACAGCTACCAACACAACGACATTCTTAGCTAATGATATTCCCATCGCAGTTGGTCAAAGCACAAGTGTCCTAATGGGAGCAAAGATTGTTTTGGAGACTACAGATAAGATACAGATTGATTGCTCTGTCGCCGACAAGGTTTCCGTCACAATGTCTATTATGGAGATAACAGCATGAGCCAACATTCAATAGGGAAAGATGCAACTGCTACTTCGTATGAGCCAGTTATAAGGCAAGTAGAAAACACAGTAGCTACTTCACTAACAATAGATGCAACGAATACAGCCGTAAATGCTGGACCAATTACGATTGGAGCTAGTGCTACTGTAACTGTATCTGGGATATGGGTGATAGTATGAGTAAGCTACAAGTAGAAACAATATCGCATACCAATAACACTACTGGAATGACTATAGATAGTAGTGGTAGAGTATTAACTCCAG